CGGCCGGAGGTTCGGCTCCTTTCTTCTATTCTTCATCTGTCCCAGTCAAGCATTTGGGACTATCCCATTTAATCCTATACCCACAACTAATACAATAATTAGATATTACACCGCAGGACACCGTTGCTCCGCATTGCCCACATGTCCACCAATCTTTAATATGATTTCCTTTGTGATGTTTGGGCCTAATTCCAGTATTCATTTTTTCATATCGTTCTAACTTTTCCTTGTCTGTCATATATCCCTCACTTCATCTGATCCAACGGTAAACTTATCTGCCCCTTGCAATTCCCGCCGATTGTTGTCGGATCCCATCCAACACCGATGTACTCCAGTACCTTTGCCCAACCGTAATCATTTCCATCCGCATCTTTGCACATGTGGAACATCAGATAGTCCCATTCCTTCGGATTACTCTCATAGAGCAGATCAAACCGGTGTGGTCTTTTTTCCATGTGGATTCCGAATCCGCACATCGAGCATCCGGTACGCTGCGCTTTTGTAGTATACAGAGTTCCGTCCGGTTTCTTCTCTATGGTTCCGTAGATCTCCGGAATCAAGGAATCCGGCATCACAAAGTTCTCTGTAATCCTGCCCTCACGTAATAACTGCTCATGGAATTCTTCTTTCCATCCATTCCGCCACTGCTCGTCCATCTCCAGTGCCAGTGTCAGAATATCCTGTCGGTGGAAGATGGCAAACGGTGCTGATCTGATTGTAGATGCCCCGAAGTAGTTGCAACCGTTCATCCGCAGGCTCTTGGCACGTCTGCCACCCTCAGATGCCATCAGACCTAAATACGGAACACTGTTATGCTCTTTTCCCCAGTCATCGCAGTTCTTTTCTTTGAGGTAATAACAGCACTTGGAAGATACCAAGAAATCCGGCTTCTGAAAGTCACAGCCTTCGTTTTCATTCTCATACCCACCGAACAGTTTCAACCACCGATGATTAAGCTTCATTCTGGAATCTTTCTGCCATCCACCATACTCCCCGGTCTCGCCAGTAATAATGGCATGTCGCACCGTCTTATTTTTCTCAGACGGATTTTGTAACAGTTCTATCTTTGCTGCCACCTCTTTGGATATTACCGGGAATCCGAACTCCTGGATCACCTTTGGCTTACTCCAGTAGGTTCCGTCCTCTCGTTTCAGCGGTGGCACATTTATGATTCCGATTGCCCGATGTACCCTTTGAATACTCTTATCTTCCAGATAGGATGCAGATACTCCTGGGACATCAATGTTGCATATTTTTTTGAGGAATATGTAAAGGATGATGCTATCTAATCCGCCTACCGACACATGACAGTTCAACCCTCGTTTATCGCATTCCCGCCGAAACTCATCCGCACGGATCTGCGCATATCTTCTCTTAAATTCATACGGCTGTTTCTCCTTCTGCATGAAGGTCTCAATCTTCTGCTTCGTTCCCAACCGTTCCATTCTTTCCTGTACGGATTCCATTTTCTTCTTGGAGTAAAGACGTCTTTCATGCTGGCCAGCAAACCTCTCACTCCTTTCTGATTTTTCTCCTTTTTTGATGCCTGCTGCCTCTTTGCTCCACTCACCGCTCCGTGGCTGTGTATTTCCACTTGTTATATGTCAGGGCATCCTCGCTCCAGTCCGGATAATGATCCTGCAAGTAGCGTTTAAAGAGCTGTAGCATTTCTGCCCGCCGCCCCTTGTTGCCGTTATCCAGCATCTCATGGTGACTCTGACATCCCAGTGCACCGTTCTGCGGGATCCCGAGTCCACCCCGTGACCGTGGAATATAATGCATAATGCTTTGCAACTGCTGTCCATACCAGGTGACGTCCTCCATGTGATACTGCATCCGGCAAAAAATACACTGATACAGATCCCTCTCCTTGATGATCTGACGGGAGGCGGCATTAAATTCCCGTGCTCTCGCCTGCTTTGACATCTTCATTTAATCTCCTTTCTCTGCACAACTGCCGAATTTTCCTCGGTAGTTCAGTCGATTTGTTATATTTTTACCATCTCGGTGGCTTCACCGGAATGGTCTCTAACACCTGTCATGTACTGGTGTTACCTCTTCGAACTCTACCTTTGCAAAAATGTTAGATTCTGCGTTTATTTTTGACATATTGTAGGCAAATGCCTCAGAATACTCATGCCTTCCAGCCACAGCAGCTATGTTATGACCTACTTTTCTGGCTTTCTCCAGTATCGCTTTCCAAAGATCCACATCTTTAATCTCATTCCCTCTGCTGTTCTTCCAGTCATTTCTCTCCCATATTTCTAACCAGCCTTGGTTGATTACGGATGCAATGTAGGTATTCTCCATATAAATGAGAATCATGCGCTCACTTGGCATACGTTCCAGTGCCCTGCAGATACTCCACAAGATTAGCCGGTTGGCTGTCCCATCCGCTTTTCCGATCTCTGGAGGTTTCTCGTAGTACTGTTCCTCTCCTTTTTTCATTCTGAGCGTGTACATTACCTTCCCGGTCCCTTTCGCAGATCCTCGCAGTGTGGTACTCACAAACATTTCTATATTCAACAAAGTCAACACCTCCTTACCTTGTTCGGTGGCCGCTTCCGCTTTGTTTTCTTCCTGCGCTGCCTCCTGCGACTTATTTCTTTTTCTTCTTTCTCCTTGATTCGGAACAGTGTATATTCCCTATAAGGTTGTCCGGTCTTAGGATTTTCTCCCTCATGATAGGATTCCCAGTCCACGTAAAAGCCTTTTGGAACCCTGACCTTGTCCCATGTCTCCCATCTCTCTATGATATCCTTTTCAGGAGGAGGAAGCGGCAGATTACGGGAAGTAGAATAATTGGACTCCCGAATGCGCGATTCCGTCTTCGGGGTCTTGACCATATAATGGGCCAACTCCCGGAACTCTCCCTTTTTGTAGCAAAGCCGGATATCTGCCTCTCCGTGTGGCCATGCCTCCGCTATGATCAGGTCCGCATCCGGGATCCTGTTCATGACAATGTGAATGTGCCACGCATTCTTCGTGCCGACCTCTATGTTTCTGATCCAGCGCAACTCGTACCCCGCCTTGTGATAAAACTTTCGTACCTTTTTGATAAATGTCTTGAAATGTTCCTTTGCTGTCTTCATATCCGGCGGTCTGGCATCCACCGCATAAGTCAGTGTGATGAAGAGATCCTTCTTTCGGAACCATCTCCGCATCTTCTTCCGGCAGATCCTCTCCTTGTTATACTGATTGACCTTTTCCATCTGCTCTGGGGTAGGTTTCTTTTTATCCTGCCTTGCCATCCCCGGTGCTCCATACTTCCAGTTGTGATACTCCCTTACCTCTATCACATTGGTATATCTGTCAGTTTCTTTTATGTAACTCATACCTCTGTCTGATCCTATCTTTAATATTTCAATCAAGTCCTCAAAGGCTATTGAAAGCCCCTTTTTTCTTGACTTTACTAATTCACAGAGGTATAATTATTTATAGTGATTTGCACCTCTGTGTGCTGGCCGGCATCGCCAAATGCCGGCTTTTTTATTGTTCCGAATACGCCGGAGGAACTATGTAACTGCTCCGCGACCAGTAATGTCTTTTCTGCGGGTTCTCGATCAGATATTCCACACCACGGATGTCCTCATCGTACTTTTCCAATGTCCGTTGGAAGTCGGCTCTCTCCCGCCGCAGGCGGTCCAGTATGACAGCCACTGCTTCATCTGTGACAGTGATATAGTGGATGCCGTTGTGCAGCTCTACCCGGTGTGCAGACCGGTATTTTTGAAGGACATAGTACATCACCTCATCAGCCTCATGCGGGATCAGTATCCTAAGCGGTTGCGTCGGTGTCTGCTCCAGCATCTGCAATATTTCCTGTGCTCTCTCTTCTCTCACCGGTTATGCCTCCTCTCAGCTTCGCTATCCTCTGCTCCATATTCCGTGCCCTTCGGCGCTTTTCCTGCCATTTTTCGACCTGATCCTCACAAAAAAGGCAAAAAATAAAAAGCATAGCCGCCAAACCCATGATTATGGCGATCTGCTCTCCTACTTCTGTTGTCTTAAATACCTGCTCCAAAAGTAATGCCCCGAGAATCGATATCGTTATATCTTTATACATCCGCACTCTCCCCCTCTATCTGCCGTTTTATCTCTTGTATCTCATTGATTTTTGCGCTACATATGTCCTCTTCCATCTCAAGAAATCTGAGTAACATCTCCTTCTGCGCCTGGTTGATCGTGATTACCTGCACACCGCTAAATATATAGAGTTTAGCTGCAGGGGTTTCCTGCTTGACCTGTTTGTATACACGCTGCGCCAGGCTTTCATTTGCCGACTGCCAGAACTCTGCGCTGTCCTTGTTATTCATGACTTCTCTTACATAATAACGTTCGTCTATGTTCATCTTTGCCCTTTCCGATCACGCTCTCTGCGTGGCCCCGGTGCTGATCTACCCGGGTACCACCAGAAAGAGGGCAACATACCATCATAGCAGTGGATGATATGCCGTCATATGGTGATGCAGCAAGATGCACCACGCACAGAACGTGATCTATTATGCTTGTCCATGCCCTCTACGTGGTGCCCAGCCAGGGGAGGACTGGACACACACGCTAATTGTGTAAAAGGGGAAGGTGTGGTGTATATACACCACGTACAGGGCACGGATACCTATGGTTATTTCTTTTCACTGTTTAATTGTCTGTTCACACAATCTGCCAGTATCCGGTAGACTACTGCCGTGTGTCCGCTGCAAGGAATCACATAGCCTTCTATGCTATCCAATACCCTGCCGTCAGCCATCACATGAGTAATATGCGGTTTTATTGGTTCCTTGCCTTTCATTTTTCTACCTTCCTTCCAATTCAAAGATTGCCCATCGAATTGCCGCCTTGGTGTCCTCATCCACGTCACTGCGCTCTAAGAGAGCATATAATCTGTCGATTTTCTCCATTCCTGCTGCCTCTCTTCCTTTTACTTTTCGTTTTCCCAAAACAGTGGTTTCGATAAATCGAAATACTTACCATATTGAATCCGGCCTCTCCTTTTTCTATACTGTACATACAGGCTGTTGCCGCAGCCGAGTACGAAAGAAAGGAGATTGTGTTATGAGGTTAATCCATTATGAAGTTGATTTTTCTCAGCTAACCCCCGATGAAAGATCCGATGCCGAGGAAGCTTTGGATAAATTTTCCTATTGTGGTCTTGCATTTAAGCCCGGATTCAAAGTTGCCCAATTCTTTGCCGATGAAAGGTCCGACATTAACTTTGTGAAGCTTCCTCCGGCTTGCCGTCCGTATCGGATTCCTTAGGCGTGTAAACGAACATTCCTGTTTTTAATTTTTCCGCGTCGTAATTAATGACGGCGCGGAACGTCTTGTGTTTCAGCATGGCCTCCTGCATCATGGAGAGAAACCGTGTGAATATTACAAGTCCTCCTTCGAATCCCTCCGTACTTGCATGGCTTACATACAATTTGGAAAGTTCTTCTCCCGGCATTGCCGCTTTCTGCGCCTTGTCAAAATAGTTGCTATCGTATTTCAGGAACTGTCTTTTGGTTCCATACTTAGCAACAATCGCCTCATATTCTTCCTGAGGTATTTTCAGAATTGCGCTCTCTTCGCCTGCCATTTGCAAATGACTAATTGTTACTAAATTAAAGTCTTTCATTCCTGCCTCCTTTCTTGGCTAAATTATCCAACATGTTAGACAATTTGTTCGTAAAAAAGCTCACTCATCTTCTTATCCAATGCCTTTGCAATCTTCGATAATGTTTTGGTAGATGTAATTTTAACTTTTCCGCTTTCTAACCCTGATATCGTTGCTCTACTTACACCAGATTTCTTTGCCAGTGTTTCCTGAGATATTCCCTTCTCTTCTCTTATTTCCTTAACTCTATATTGCAAAATTCATTTTCTCCTTTCTGTTTAATTTATTTGACATTTGTAGTCTAACATATTGCACATTTAACTGTCAAGTGTTTTGTCTAAAATATTTGACAATTATATGTTTGCATTGTAAAATATACTAAACAATTTTAAGGAGGAACATTTATGACACTCGGCAACATCATTAAAGAATACAGAATTTCTCACGAAATGAGTATGGATGCCTTCTCTGAAAAAAGTGGCATTAGTAAAGCCTATATTTCTTTATTAGAAAAGAACAAGCACCCTAAGACTGGAAAGGCAATCGCTCCCTCTATTCAGTGCATTAAACAGTCTGCTGATGCCATGAATATGGACTTTAACGATCTATTTAATATGCTAGATGGCAATGTGGTATTGGATTCCTCTGTTTCTCCTGATGATTCTCTGGAATCCTCTAAAACAAAAAAACGTGCTTCTAAAAACCTGGTTAAAATAATGAATATCTACGGCATGTCTCTCTCTGATCTTTCTGATGAAACAGGAATCAGTAAATCCGCTTTGGATCATTATTCAAAAGGCAATCTTATTCCTTCTGAAAAAAATGCTGAAAAAATGGCTGAGGTTTTAAATGTAAATCCTTTATGGCTTATGGGATTAAATGTATCTATGCAGTGCAAAGAATCCGTGACGCAAGATGATTCTCTTTCAAAAATCATAGATTTTTATTACCGATTAAACAGCACCGGTCGTGCCAAAGCTGTCGAACGTATGGAAGAACTTGCTCAAGTTCCTTCTTATGTGCAACAGCCCGATGCCTATCAGGTACACGCAGATGCCATTCGGCAAGTAAATGCGATCGAAGAATCCCGGAAGAAGCATCGGAAGACCATCAGTTGATTTATCTATTTTATTGAATATCAAGTTTAATACCACCCGAAAGGATAATGAAATGCGCACTTTATATAAAAATATTAGATTTCGCCGCTTAAAACTCAAAATGTCACAGGATCTTCTCGCAGAATTAACCGGCTATTCAGATGGGGCCGCTATTGCCAAAATTGAAAAAGGAGAAGTTGATTTAACCGAATCCAAGATTTGTGAATTTGCTAAAGCATTGCGTACTTCTCCGCAAGATCTTACTGGTTTGCACGAATTAGAAGATAATGTGTCTGCTGATGTAATTTTTTCACAAATAGATGTTGTAGAAGTTGGTAGACGCATAAAAAAAGCTCGTGGTTCCATGACGCTTGATGATGTTGCATATAAAGTAGGAGTTGCTAAATCTACTATACAACGATACGAAAACGGTTCCATTACGAGACCTAAAATTCCAGTTCTGCGTTCCATTGCCGATGCCCTTAATGTAAACTCGGACTGGCTTATGTGTAAATCCGATGAAATGTCTTTACACAAAGATGGAAGGCTTTCTAGCATTATTAACTGCTATCATTTATTAAATGATTTTGGTAAAAATACTGCTGTGACTCGTATGCGAGAACTTACTCAAATTCGTGATTATACATAACGGTATAATCATTTTATTGGCATACACCCATCCCGGCAGGTGTCATGATTAAAAGATCAACAGTATCACTCTGGTACTCCCTCGGAAATCTATATTTACGTACATTGTGTAACTAAATTTATAGCATATGGCATATACATCCGGATCCTCAATAGATATGTATATCTTTGTCGTATGATCGCCCCCTCGCTCCCTGCCGGGGGAGGGTGCCCGTCTATTGTATCAGACGCTATGTGCTGTCTGCTGTGGTAATATCTGGTTGCACCGGTGCAACTGTTGTTGCTCCCCTCGTTGGAGCGTGGATTGAAATAAATGATTGGAGGTTATTATGGCATCTATTGACATTAACAATGTTGTAGATCTGTATATCCGTGTCAGCACTTCTGAGCAGGCGGAGGAAGGTTACTCCGTGGCAGAGCAAGAGGAACGTCTCCGGAGCTATTGTGCTGCCTATAATTATACAATCAATGCTGTCCATGTGGATCCCGGCTTTTCCGGAGCTTCCCTGGATCGTCCCGCCATCAAGAAAGTGATGTACGACGTGGAGCATGGTCGATGCAAAAAGGTGATTGTTTGGAAACTGGACCGTCTCTCCCGCTCTCAGAAGGACACTCTGATCCTGTTGGAGGACGTATTCCTTGCGAACGATTGTAACTTTATCTCTCTCATGGAGTCCTTCGATACTTCCACCCCTTTTGGTCGTTGCATCGTAGGTATCCTGGCCGCATTCGCGCAGATGGAGCGAGAGAACATTAAAATCCGAACCATGATGGGGCGTCAGGCCCGGATCCGTGATGGACATTTCCACGGATCCCGGTGTCCTCTTGGATATAAGTTTCAGTATGCTCCCGATGGTACTCTTCTCTCTAATGATCTTGTCGTTGATCCTTACACTTCCAAACTTGTGCAAGAGGTATTCCGACTGTTTCTTAGCGGATCCAGTCTCAGTTCCATTTCTGCACATATGGCATCCACCTATGGTTGCAGCATATACGATTGGTCAAATAGTACTGCAATCCGGCGCATTTTAAGCAATCCCATTTATATGGGTAAGGTAAGGGTTGGCAACGAACTATACCCAGGAATCCATGAACCTCTTGTGTCCGAAACTGACTGGTATATGGTTGCTGCTATGTTAAAACACAATAAAGAGCAGCAAAAACGTACTTATGCCTATCAGATTTCCGGTGGTGCCTATGCCGATAACCTTCTGACCGGTCTGCTGTTCTGCGGAGACTGTGGCGCCCGCATGTACGCCCGGAGAGTATCACAGAATAAGAAAAAGTATATCTGCCATTCCGTTGCTAAAACGTCCCCTGCCATGATCAAGTCTGATCACTGTACCAACCGCCTTCATCCCTTTACGGTACATCAGCTGGATGAAATGGTCATTAATGAGATTTTGAAATTGTCTTTGGATCGTCCCGGATTCGATATGCTCTGTGATCAACCGGATGAATCCTCAAAATCAGAGGATAAAGAAATCTATGAGGAAAGACTTGCTGAGGTGAACCGTCAGCTTGACCGTTTAGTGAAACTATATCAGACCGGCCTAATCGATCTCGACAATATCAGTGCCAGGCTTGGAGATCTGAATCAGGAGAAAACTTTTCTGGAAGGCAATATTGCAACGATCAATGAGATCACACCCGCAGATCTCAGAGAAACGGCCTGGAAATCTATTCAGAGTCTCCAGTCCGTCCTCGATAATGGAGATATGGATGAAGTTCACCGTATCATCCATACCCTGATTGATAAAGTTGTGGTTCTCAATGCAGATGTCACGATTTACTGGTCTTTCTGCTGATCCTCCTTTAATACCAGCCTGCAGATAGTTTCTACGTTCGCAGTCCAGGGAAACTGGTCCACTGCGCAGGCTTTCTCTACCACATACCCGCCGGCCAGAAAAACTTCCAAGTCTCTTACCAAGCTGGTCGGTTTGCACGAAATGTAAATGATTGTTTTACACCTAATAGTGGCAATGATCTT